TTAGCAGCTTTAGACACACCGTAGAGAGAAGGGTGCATCATGTCCCCTTCAGACATAAGCATGCCTTTGATTGAAGGGTCCTGTCTATAGGAACCACCAATGTCTTTTACGCCACGGTAGCCAAAAACAGCAGGAACTAGGGACATAGTGTCCCCAACCTCGCTTACGGCCCTACGGAAGTCAGGATAGTCCTGAGTAAGGTCATCGTAAACACTACTAGCAGAGCTAATCGCATCACCGACTACAGGCTTAAGCAGGCCCATTAGGTTAGTTGTTCTAGATGCTCTACCACCGATGTCTACTAGAGCTTCTTCTACAGGAGACACATAGGGATCTACGGCCTCCTGTAGGTTTCTTCCGGCAATGGCAGTATGTCCTAAGACACCTTCACCATAGTTACGGTTGCCGCTTCGTATCTCTTCAGCAACTTTATTGGCATCTTCTCGCCAAGCCATAATCAACTCCTACTGTTGTTCTTCTGCTCTCTGAACAGTTTCGTTGGCAGCATCTACAAACAAGCTACGTGCCGGAGTAACGCCTAGGGATTCCATGCCCAACCCAAGATACTTGCGTACTGGTGGTCGGGATAGTCCATAGCCTAGCGCCCCTAGACCTAAAGCAGCGCCTACTGCTTCATTTCCTGCCATGTTCGAAAGCATACCAGAGCCGCCAAGAGCGCCACCAACTAGATATGGATGGTGTTCTACTTTAGCTACAGCTTTATCAGTCAGACTCTTCTCAGCAACCATGTTGTACTTCAGGTTGTCCTTAGCAATCATGATGTCATGCTGACGAGCCATTGCTTGTCGGATGGCTGCATCAGGAGCAGTCTCTTGAATCATCTGGTTAAGTTCTTCACGAATGACTGACAATATTCTACGGCTAGAGTCATTCCCTGCTTCCCAGTCTACGTTGAAGTAAGTCTGAGCAATGTCGTCAAACTTCCTGCGAACCTCTAGTAGTTCTTCAGGACGACCAGTGTACTTAGCTTTCTTGTTAGCGGCAATGTAAGCATCAAATGCTTTCTTAACCGTATTAGTCAAGTGCTTAGTAGCGTATTCTGGATTGTCCTTACGGAACTGAGCAAGACGAGAATTGATACGTTTAGTCATTGTTCCTTTAGGGATGTAAACATTTGAAGCCCTAAGTGCTTTATTAATGTCTTTGCCTAAGCGTGCAATCTCTTTGTTCATTGCTCCCATCATCTTAGGACGAGGAGTAGTGGCCCCAATGCCTTTAACTGTCAACAGAGTATTCAATACTCGATCTTCACGGTTATTTACGGTACGTGCGTCACGCTCCATGCCAATCTCACCGTTACGTGCGGCTTGGGCACGAGGTCCTTGATCTAGTACATACTTACCAATAGACTTTTTCTCAGCATTAATACCAGACTCAATTAGTTGAGTACTCATCTTCTTACGAAAAGGAACCATTGATAGACCAATGTTGAATGCAGCATCAAGGTCCTTTTGAGCCCTTGGGTCCATATTCAAGTACTGGTTGTAGATGTACTGAGCAGTGTCCGTTGACATTAAATTGTCAGCACCTTGCTCAATGTAATCACCTAGGAAGTCCATAGCCCCTGTGAAGTCCATTGTAGACAAGAAGGAAAGAATAGACTCACTGACAGCATCGTTACCTGCCATCAATACCTGACCAAAACCTTGAGCAGCAGTCTCTAAGTACGTCTGCTCATCCTGCATCATCATTTCAGCAGACTCTTGGGTATTCTCTATGCGATTTTGCATCTGAGACAGCATACGCCCACCGTAGCTGTCCTCAGGGAACATAGGAGGCTCAATGGTAGCTTCCTGAGGAAGAGGCTCAAAGCCCATGTCTTCCCCGTTCTCAGTCAAAGGGACGAAGAGATCGTCTAAATTTTCTTCGTTCATAGAACCTCTCCTGTGTTTACATCGTAGTACTTACCATTAAGTTTGTACACTAAACGTCCTTTGATTTGCCCTGCCTGAGCCCCCTCTGGGATCTCAAACATCATATCGTTAAAGATTACTTGTTTCATCTTAGGTTTCTTGTCTGTGCCTACGTTTTCTGCCTTGTATAGCTCAGGAGTTTGAACGTAGAAAGCATCCGGACCACCTTCAGGAGTACGGCCCCAGAATTCCTCAGAGTAGTTCTTAAGACGGTCATTGTGTTTCTGAATCTTAACCATCTGCATCTTAGCGTTAGCTTCGAGGATTGTTTTCATAGATTCTGGCGTTAGTGACTCAGATGCACCTGCGATCTCTAATGCAGTTCTTAAGTCTCGTTCAGAGATTGCAGTACCTTCGCCGAACATGCCAGAGGCAAGTAGCTCACCACCAAGTTGCTTAACTTGAGAGAGTAGCAACGCAGTACGAGCAACAGTTTCTTTGCCTTCTGGAATTCCAAAGACTGAAGATACAAGCTTCATAGCGCCTTGACGAGTGTTAGCAAAAGAACCAACATTAACCTCACCAGAATCAAGAGTTCTTAGCGCAGAGTTTGTCTGTTCGATAGCTCTAGCAGCAGCAGAGGCTTCATCTTTACGAGCGTTAAGATTCTTGTAGCCTGTGTTTTCCATAGGGTTCTCACGCTTCTGTGCAATCCAGTCAGCTTGAGCCTTAGCATAACACTCAGGATCCTTAATGTCACAACCGTACTTAAACTTAGCAATAGCAGCAATGTTCTTCTGATCGTTAGTGTCAAGAATGTTTAGACTATCAGTTTCAGTTTCAAGTTCTTTAGCGACCTGCATGACAGCGTATGCTGAACTTGGGTCCCCTTGCTCAATTAGTTTAGCAGCGGCAGACTTAAGTTTCTTAATGTCTCCTTTAGACTGCTTCATGATGTTCTGTAAACGTAGAGCCTTAAGTTCCTCAGGGCTACGCTGTGCTTGCTGAAGTGCTGCCTGAGCTTGCTTATTTCCTGCTAATCCTGCAACACCTCCTGCAGCTCCCATCATTCCTTTAACGAAACGATCAGCAGCCTTAGGCATATATTGAGCAGCAGCAGCACCTTGACCTAGGATGCCTGCAGCAAGACCAGAGCGTGTAGGTTGCTTTAGAAGCATACCCGCAGACAATGAACCTTGATCCATTAGTGCCTGCTCTTGTTCTGCTCTTACTTGTTCTGGGGTCTTAAAGAGACCTGCCATTGAATTAGTAGCCATAGGTCCTCCTTAGAATGACTCAATTAACATCTGTAATGGAGACTTACCTTCATTAACGCCTGTAGTGCCACTAAATAGACCTGACAACGAATCTGCTAGAGCATTAACACGAGAAGCCTCTAGGTTAGCCAATGCAGTATTAACTGCTTGCTGAGACTCAAGACCTTCGATACCGCCTTTGTAGATTGCTTCAGAAGCCCCAAGGCCTGCGCTAGTAGCAGTATTAGCAAAGTTCTGAGCAGGTTGTAGTGCTGCAAGAGCTTGTGCTTGAGGGTTGTAAGCGTTAGCCAACATGCCTGCAGTATTAGTAATTTGTTGTCCTGCAATCTGAGGAGCCATCTGCTGTGCTGCTAAGTAATTCTTAGATGTTTGTTCAGCAAGTGCTTTCTCCATAGCTAAGGCCTCCGGAGTGCCTCCGTAAGCAGCCGTTTGAGTTCCAAGGCGTCCTTGGGCAGCCAAACGGTTTTCTAGCTCTAGACGGGCTCTTTGGGCCTCTCCTGCTTGTGATGCTTGCATCTGTTGGAACAACTGGTCTGCAGTCGTTACAGGAGCGCCCATCATTGCTTGAGCTTGATCGAAGCCTGCCTGTTGGATTGCTTGTTCTTGAGTACCTAGGCCGAGAGTGTAACCACCACCAGCGCCTACGTCTGTAGTGCCCCCAGTAGCAGTCTTGACAGTGAACGGAGTAAACTTAGCTTCTTCAGCAGCAGTCTGTCCTAGTTGTGTTGCCTGTTGTGCCAAAGCAGGGCCTTGGGTAGCAATGTCTTCCATTGTCTGACCCGCAGCTTCATAAGGCAAATAAGCAGCCGTAGCAGAACCTAGGGTATTACCTAGGTTGCCAATGAGATTGCCCCAGTCAATAGTGGCCATTAGTAAGTACCTCCGTCAACGGTATCTGCAGTCATGGTCCCAGTGACGTTCAGTGTAGGAATAGTAACTGTGCCTGTGAATGTAGGAGATGCTGTATCTGCCTTGGTTGCCACAGATGTTTGAATGTTGTCAAATTCACTGTTGATCTCAGAACCCTTGATAATCTTAGCGGGGTTGCCTGAAGCCAAAGTGTCTTTAACTGCGAAGTTAGTTGTCTTTGAATAATTACTCATACTGTACGTCCTACGATAGCCTGTGCTGTTAGTCGCTGTATAGATACTGGTGCGCCATCGATCTGTGCTTCAATTCCTAGTTGAACTACTGACCCGCCACCACTAGCGTTTACTGTTGGGCGGTTTACCAACACACCTGCGTTGAACTCACCTTCGTTATACTCTGCAATGTTATACTCTGCTATGACCTGTGTACTCAAAGTGAACTTACGTTTCTTATATGCGTAGCTGTAGTCATAGCCCCAGTTTAATGTTACATCAGTAGCAGAACCACCGATGACTGTAATTTTTAAATTCTTTAGAAGCTTAAGGTTACTTGGAGCCCCAAAGTCAATGTAGTTAGTGAAGTAGCTTAAGTAGTAGGCAAGATCATTATCACGATAACCCTCATACTTGCCAATGCCTTGTTCCTTGCCTATCAGTAGATCACCACCTCGGGTTCTACAGAATGCCTGAGGGTTTACCGCAGACCAAGTAGTTGCCCTGTGTGATCCATCCTGTAGTGGAGATCGCATATCAAAGCAATATACTGTTTGTGAGCTAGGCAAGTATAACAAGTAGAATGCTTCTTCAGGACTGTAGACACTGAATATATGATCTATTTCTGCTTGAACATAAGACATCAATGCTGAACGAATATTCTTAGAGATGTCAGTCATTGGTGCTGATTTCTCTTGAATAGTCCTCTGCATGCTACGGACACCTGAGTCACTCAAGAACAATAAATCAGAACCAGTGGCTTGAATGGAGTCTCTAGCAATACAACCAACGCCTACAATCGAGTCTGCAATAGACATCGTAGCAGGATCAGTAGCTCCTTGGTAGATCAGTATCTGACGTTTACCGAAGATGAATAAATAGTTGTTATGAGATGCTAGAGCAACAATAGTATCAGTACCATCAGGCCATACTTTTGAAACATCAATAGAACCTGAAGAACCAGTGTCCCACTTCATTCCTGTCAGTAAGTCTGACCAGTAAATCGTAGTAGCATTAGCAGAAGTATTAGCCACCCATAGGCGACCAAAAGCTGATAGTGCTACGTTACCCTCTGGGACTGTACCAGAGTAATCCGCATGGTCTTCAATAGCTACTGCAGTAGTTCCATCGTAAACAATAGGTTTAGAGTTCTTACGGAACATATAGTGCTTATTGTTTAGAGTAGCATAGCTGAAGTAACCATCGGAAACTGTGTAGCCTGAAGGGGTAATATCAGTAAGAGTTTCAGTACCTGAGTAGACAGCAGTATCAGAGGCACTAATGACCTCTGTGTCCCCATCTTCATTGACAAACTCACTGATAGAAACAATGCTGTCTGGGTTAGTAGTGGTTACATACTGCCAACCCTTACGAGCACCGATACGACCAAATTGGTCAATCACACAGTTAGTAGCTTCTAGTGCATACTGCTCTGGTAGTGATGTAGGGCTATCCTCAGTGTTAAGCCCGAAAAATCCCGGGGCTTGGATAGCTATGGATTGGAGTGGTTTAGCCATTATACTGTATCCCAGATTAGTTCTTCAGGGTGCAGATTAGCATCTAAGGCAATTGCATCAGTCAATTCTGACTTAGCAAACACTGCTTGTTCAGCACCAGATTGACCACCAGTTTCACCTCGTTCTACTAGACCGTAGCTGTAGGCAAAATGGATGACAACCCCTGCAGGCAACTCTAGCTCATCAGCATCATCTGATAAATCACCAGTGCGCTTGACTGTGTAAAAGCTGAGTTCCTGAGTATCTTCAGGAGTAGGGAACACTCGAATACGAGCATCCCCATTAGCATCAACACCCTCGATTGCGTAGTTGACTACTGTGCCATCGTTTACGTCCCCAATCTCATTACGTCTGATTTGCTGAAGGGACTGTTGAGTCAAGTACAGTTTGTCAGTTTCGTTATGAGCATATAAAACTTTAGAACGAGTACCAAAGTCTGCTAAAGAGTACAGGTTAGTTCCTGCAACTGTGTTAATTGTGTATGTAGTACGAAGTGCTGTCCAATCCCAAGAGTTTTCTACAAATCGTTTAGCATCGTTGACGAAATCACCGATGAGTCGAGAGTAGTCAGTCTCTTGGACTGTAGTTACTTCGTCTTCACGTAGCTTACGCAATACTGCGTTGACTAATTCTAAATATGTCATACTTGTTTATATCCACGTTTAAGTACTTGACGAGATAGCGGAGTACCTGAGTCTACAAAGTTACTAGTAGGTAGTGCTGATGTCAACACTGCATCTAGGTCTGTAGCTCCTGTGCTTCGTCCTGCAAGCATGTTACCAAAGATGTCCAGATCAATGTCCGGTAGATCAATGTCAACCGAAGGTAGATCAACCTCAGGAATACTCGGGCCTTGAATAGAAGCTACCCAGTCCCTTACGTCCCTTGCGGTTCCCTTAAGGGCATCCACTAGACCACTCATGTCAAAGTCTGGGAAGTTTGGTAGCGAAGGTACATCACCATCCCAAGCAATGTCAAGGTCAATGTCTGGCATTAGTTCCTTAGCAAACTCCCAAGCTGCCCTAGCACCATCTTCAATGAAACTCAGGTCAATGCTTGGCAGGTCAATCTCTGCTCCCTGTAGGAACGAAGGAGCCTCAAAGTCTGGAAGTGTTCCACCATTCTTGAAGTAGTGGTATGCAGCAATGCCTAAGGCTTCCTCAGGGGATTTACCTTGGTCTAGCGCTACTGCACCCTTAATGGCACCTGCGGCTGCCGGAGAGTCTCCTAGTAGCTCTGTGCCGTATACTTCAGCTAGGGCTTCTACTGGAGATACACCTGCCATCATTAAAGCAGCAGACTCAGTGATCTGAGAGTATCCGTCTGGTAGGTTAGCAGTTAGGTCATCACCAAATGCTTTCACTACTGCAGTAATAGGATTCTCACCCTGCACTAAGTAAGTAGCAGCTTCTAGAGTGCTTCCCGCCAGAGGCGTTAGGTTTAGATTACCTGCAGCACCTACAATAGCCCCAGTAATATCAATACCAGAAACACTGTTGTAAGCGTCACGCCAACTAGGGTTAGCCTTAACAGCAGCATCTAGATTCTTGATTGGAGCATCAAGACCACCAGTGTACCCACTGTCTGAAGCACTGTCTCCTGCGTCATAACGCTTGTCTCTTTCGGCCTGTGCAGCGACAATCTCATCTATTGATTGGAAGGTTTTGTTCCCGAAGAAATTAGTCTCTACGTATTCCTTACCGTTCTCATCAACAAAGGTCTTAGTCTCTAACGGAGATAAGCCTTGTACTGCACTCTTAGTAAACAATGCACTATACAGAGGAGCCTTAAAGCCACCTGCTAATGAGTATACTAGACTACCAACCAAGTTACCTGCAATACCGCCCATGACCTGATTAGCAAGACCGCCCATGATCTGACGAATGATGTTACCAAAGCTTACAGGGTCTTCTGCAACCACAGTACCGTTAGGTGCTATGGCTAGATCAGGCTCACCCGTGAACCATGAAGAACCGTTCTCTTTAGCTTTCTCAGCAGCGCCTAGGAAGTTATTGAAACCTTCTGGTCCTGTGCCGTAGATGCCCTGAGAGTTCTCTGCAAAGTCAACACCTAGGTTCTTCTCACTGTAAGCACCAAGGAATGAATCCATATCGCCAATAGTGTAGTTTTCTAATGTTAGATCAGTAATTCCCTGACCAGACTCTATGGCAACATCCATTGCCTGAGTAGCTGAAGGTTGAACATAGTTATCATACTCTACGTAACTTTCAGGATTCTTAGAATCTAGCGCTTCAAAGGTCTTATCGTACCAATCAGCAATACGTTCTTCTACTGGAACAATGCTGTTGTAAGGATCATTTCGTAGTACATCAGGTTTAGGAGAAGGAACATCAAACATTCCTACTGAACCTGCCTCAGCTTGCCTCTGTTGAGCAGCAAGACCCTCAGCGGCATAGTTAGTGTCGCTAAGGTTGTACATACCGTTATCCATCTGGTTATTACCAGTACCGATCAGGTAGCCAGTAGTACCGTCTGGATTGACAACTCGGTTAGCTACGTTACCAATAAGAGTTCCTGTGGCTGTCTGAGTACCTAGGGCATCTATATCTGCCTGAGTGTACTGTTGACCAAGAGCGTTGGTGTACGTAGGTGAGTTAATCACTGGTCCTAACAAGTTAGGGAAAATAGAGGACACAATAGAACTCTGCAGTGTATCCTGAGCCCTTGAGGGTTCTTGGTAAGACTGAGACATATCTTGTAGGTTAGTCGTAAGTCTTTGGAAATCATCAGCAGTTCTTGCTCTTTGCTCTGCCCGTAAAGCTGCCTCAAGTTCTGCATCAGAAGTAGCCAATTGTTGCTGATAATCAGCTTCGAGATTAGCGAACTGCTCCTGAGCTGCTTCAAACTCCTGCTCTAGTGCATCTTGCTCAGAAACTGCAGAGTCTAATTTAGCTTGATAATCAGCCTCTAGATCAGCAAACTGAGCCTCAGCTTCAGCAAATTCAGCTTCTAAAGTATCATTCTCAGCGTTAGCAGAGTCTAATTTAGCTTGATAATCAGCTTCTAAATTAGCGAACTCATCTTGAGCTGCTTGGAATTCAGCTTCAAAAGCTGCTTCAGCTTCTTCGGCTGCTTTAGCTGCTTCAGCATCTTTAGCCGCTATAGCGTCTGCTTTCGCTTGTTGTGATGCTTCTAATTTAGCTTGATAATCAGCTTCAAGATCAGCAAACTGAGCCTCAGCTTCAGCAAATTCAGCTTCTAGAGTATCATTTTCAGTATTTGCAGCTTCTAATTTAGCTTGATAATCAGCCTCTAAATCAGCGAACTGATCTTGGGCTGCCTCAAATTCAGATTCTAGAGAAGCGTAAGCTTCTTCTGAAGAGCCTAGTTTAGATTGATAATCAGCTTCAAGGTCAGCAAATTGTTGTTGTGCTGTAGCAAACTCAGTATCCAGAGCAGTATAAGCGTCTTGAGAAGCACTCAGCTTAGACTGGTAATCTTCCTCTAAAGCGGCAAACTCATCCTGAGCTGCTTGGAATTCTTTGTCAAAGGCTGCTTCAGCTTCTTGAGCAGCAGCCAGAGCAGCAGCATCTTGAGCGGCTATAGCATCTGCTTTGGCTTGCTCCGCAGCCTGCATGTCAGCAGCATACTTAGCTTCTAAATCAGCAAACTGTTGTTGTGCTGCAGTGAACTCTGCTTCAAAGGCATCACTCTCTGCATTAGCAGCTTCTAGCTTAGACTGATAATCAGCCTCAAGGTCAGCAAATTGATCCTGAGCTGCCTCAAATTCAGACTCTAAAGAAGTATAAGCGTCTTGAGAAGAAGCCAACTTAGACTGATAATCAGACTCTAAAGTAGCAAATTGATCTTGAGCTGCTTGGAACTCTGCTTCAAAAGCTGCCTCAGCTTCTTGAGCAGCAGCTAGAGCGCTAGCATCTTGAGCAGCAATGGCGTCTATTTTAGCTTGCTCCGCAGCCTGCATGTCAGTAGCATACTTAGCTTCAAGGGCCGCAAATTCATCCTGAGCCTCTTGAAACTCTTGCTCTAATGTTTTATATGTGCTACCTGATTGACTGATGAAATCCAAAAGAGGATCAGCTTCACTGAGGGCATTGATACGAACTTCAGCGCCTGTATTAGGATCAACGACAGTATACGAAAGAGTATTGTCTGCGTTAGCAGTAACATTCAATGCATTTACAGCGTAAGCTTCATTAAGTGCTGCTGCTTGATCTTGAGCTGCTTGGAACTCAGATTCAAATACTCGTTGGTCTTCGGCAGCTATAGCCCCCGTTAGTAGACCTTCAAATTGATCTGTACTGTCTACTGTCTGAGTAGCTCCAGTGAACGGATCAGTAAAACTGTATTGAATACCACCAGTAACATCACCAGTGATATTAAAAGCATCTAAAGCGTATGCATCTTCTAGTGCTTGTTCTGCAGCAATAGCTTGATTGAACAACGAGTCAAAGGCAGCTTGAGCTACCTGAGCATCGTGTGCATCTGCATCAGCTTGTGAAGAGTAAGTAGACCCATCAGCGGCTGTGTAGACTGGGGCAGGCGCAGGAGTTGGTGTTGAACTACTGCTGCTGCTGTCATATGAGTTAGACCCGTAATTTGTGCCTGCTTTATTGGCTTCATCTTCAGCCATTGCTCTGTCAAATTCAGCATCAGAGACTGTAGATGAACTACTAGAGCCACCACCACCACCTGAGGAACCACCTGAGGAGCCGCCCATGTAGCCTGAGTATGGCTGTAGCTTTCTTAAAAATTGTATCATAGTTTACGTTCCAAAGTAATTTGTACTGTTTGGTAGTCCTTTAGAACTCTTTGCCATCCAGTGCGACCTTTGACTTGGATTGAAGAACAACCCCATTGTTTTGCTTGAGCTTCTATGGGTTTGATTGTGTTATCCCAACCCTCAGGTGATCCCTCAAGGGAAGCCATAAGTTCGACAACATAAGACTTAGAACCATCTTGTCGAGCATATGTAGCACCGATCAAAGCACTATTAAAAGTATCAGTGACCCAAAGGTCAGCACCATTATTAACTAAACGATTATACTGTTCTTCTATAGAGGTCCAGTTGTTAAGCATTCGGTCACTATTGAGTACATTAGAAACCTTGGGCCACACCTTAGGGATGTCGTTAGGTAGTATTCTTAGTACGTTCATTAACGATTATCCTTAGTATCTATAGTACATATTTTAGCATATTTTTAGTCGAATGTCAAGGATTAACCACCTTGGATTATATCGTTGTACTCAATGACTGATACTAATGCTGTCATTCCAGCACCATCTAAGGCTTCTATTCTGTCACCTTCTTTCAACGCAACAAACTCATTCTCTGCTCCACCGATCTTAAAGAATTCATTAGCGGACAGTGAATAATCATCGAACATTTGAAGGTATGTCGATGCTTCATTGTTCCAGTAGCGAACACTGAAGTTAGAAGTAGAGCCAGAGGTGTTGGTGACGTAAAGAAGAACCCACTCAGCCTTCTTGCCCGTTGGGACTTCATAGAGCGTTTGATAGGATGCCGTGAGAGGAAGCCCAAAACTCTTCTTAATCATTTAGTAACTCCAAATAGTAGGTCTTGGTGACATCTCAGGTTCTTCACAGGTATCCAAGTGAATGAATCTTCCTGAACCCTTCTGTTGTATGCCAATGCCTGTAAACTTACCAGTTGCTATTGCCAACTTAAGCAACTCATATGCTTCACCACGGTCTACTGATAGGTCTACAGCCTTACCTGTCGTGTGAGCGCCTGCACGGGCCTTTCTAGCCTCGATTGGGTGCTCAGGGCATCGGTAGCCGCTGTTGACCACTAACGGCTTACCATAAGCCTCTCTGAGGCTGTCAAGGGCATCCATGAAGTCCGGGTCAGTCTTTAGTGCTCCGCAGTGCTGACAGGCCATCTCCGATTCACTGAAGTACTTAGCCATTATTTCTTACCCTTGATTGATTCTACAACACCACCACCGAAGTAGAAGCCAACAATGGTTAGCATGATTTCACCAAGCCACATTTCGTTAGCAAAGCGTTTAGCTTCTTCTACGTTCTCTAGTGGTACTATGCCGTACAATGAACCAACCACACCGTTAGCCATGATGAAGATGAATACACCTGTGAACATCAGAGCTAAGTATCGCTGTGCTAGTTTGAAGGGAGCATAGGCAGACAAGATGTCCACCTTAGCCTTAGTCTTTGCTACGATTTC